AGCACATGCCCCCCTTTCGTGCGTTTGTCGTTGCGCCGCCATAGTCGGACGCGCGGTCCATGAACAGCAGATAGTCGGAATCGTCCCAACAGTTGACCAAGCGCCCGTCTAGCTGCGATTTGTGGTCAGTGACCAGGACGTAATCTGGCGGCTCCTGGACGGATGCAAGCACCACAGCGGCCGGGCCTTCGTTGCCGGCAGAGTCAACCGCGGCGACGAGATACTGATACATGCCACTTGCCGCCTCGAACACCGTAGCGAAAAGCCCGTCAATGCGGCCAACCTCGACCGGCTTGCCGAGCGATGCCGACCCGCGCAACACCCGATAGCCGGCCACCGGCAGCGATCCAGCCGCAGACGGCTGCCATGTGAGCAGCACGTTGTTGTCGAGGACTTGCGCGCGCAACGATTCCGGCACGCCTGGCGGATCAATACGCACGTCCAGCGCATCGGCCGGGCCGACCTGGCCCGCGGCGTTGACCGGCCGCACCGCATAGGTGCGAACGCCCTGCCATGTGATGCGCTGCGACCACTGCGACGCCTTGACGTTAGCCACCAGCTCGCCACCACAAAGCACCTCGTAACGGTCGAGGCGGTATGTGGACACGCCGTCCGCCCAATCGAACAGCAGCGCGTCGCCGCTGATCGTTGCCGACAAGTCGCCCGGCACATCGAGCAAGATTTCCACGTCAACAGCAGACGGCGCGCCGTAGCACCCGGACACGTCAACCGCAGCCACCCAATAGCGGCGCAAGCCAAGCGGCAGAGTGCCGAGCTGGTACGTCGTGCCAGTCACGGTATCAAGTGCCTCGGCGCCATCCCACGCTTGGCCGATGCGCAGCTCGTAGTGTTTGCGATCAAGCCCACCAGCAGTTTCCAGCCAGGTCAGCGCGGACGCCGTTGCGCCATGCTCGGCAACCAGTCCGTCCGGCGCGCCATGCGCGGCAATATCCAGCACGTCGGACGCGGCTGCTACGCTGTATCGCCCGCCACTGTCCAGCGCCTTGACGTGGTACGTCGTCACGCCTACGCGCGCAGCACCAGGCAGCACCAGCGCGCCGGCCATCGTGTACCCGACAACCGCCCCGGCGTCCCAGGATGCGCCAGCGCGCACCTCGTAGCCGTCCACATCAATGTCAGGCACCTCCGGCCAATCGAGCAGCACATCTACGCCGGATACGGACGCCGACAGCCAGCGCACATCGGCTGGCGGCTCTGTTTTGCCGACCACCTCATGCGCTGTCGCAAACCGCACCCAATCGCCGCCGACGCCAGAGCGCGTCACATAGCGCGCATCTACGTCGATCACGTCGCCCTCGAACACGCCACGGACGCGCACAGACCCGTCGTCAACACCAACAGCGCCGAGCGAAGTCCACGCGCTGCCTGTGTAGCGCCAGCGCACCTCAACCGCATCAATCCGGCCGTCCAGCTCGCGCGGATTGGACCAGGCAACGCGCACAGTTGGAACAACACGCCCGGACGGGTCGCGCTCAAGCGACGCCGTGCCGCTGTCCACGCCCGCAACAGACGGCTTGTCCGTCACGGTTTCGCGGTCAAGCGTAGGCGGCAGCGTAATGCCGCTATCCCAAGGCGGGATCGGCACATAGTTGTCGTCGTCCGGGTCGTCTTGCGCGATGTCGAACAGGGCCGGCGCGTAATCCACCAGCACCATGCGCGCCGTCATGTTGCCTGTCGGCTCGATCGCCTTCACCACGCAATCCGCCGACTCGGCGCCGATCGCGCCGAACATGAACAGGTCGCCAGGCTGCGGCCAAAACGACTCAGGCGGCGCCACAAACGACAGCTCGTCATAGTGGCCGTCCACCGGCTTCGCAGCGACTGTTGCCGCATAGCTTCCGCCGCCACTGTTACGCCATCGGAGCGTGTATTGCTTCCCCGCCTCCATCGGCACAGCATCGTCCAGCACCACGCCAAGGCCGGCGCCGGCCAGTTTCTTGATGCGGCCAGACCCAAGCCCCCACATAGGCACGTCATGCGTCACGCGCACGCGGTCGCCCCTGGTGCAAACCAAGTGCTCAATATCGACGTTGAGCGTGTATTCCTCGGGCCGCAGCTTGAGCGCCGCCAAGTGATAGCGGGCCAGCTTGTAGACGTGCGCCGCATCGGTTACGCCTGGCAATTCCAGCGTCTCGAAAATAGACGCCGTGCTTTCGTCGTGGCCGTCGTTGTAGACGATGCGCTCGTCTAGCTCGTAGTCCTTCGCGCGGTTTTGAAAGCGGCAGCGGAATGCGTGAGGCAGGCGCGGCAGGATGCGCACGCCCTCGAATCCCCAAGAGTTATGCGGCGTGAAGTGTTGGGCCACGCTGCGCGGCTCGTCGATTACCACCGTCCAGCGCCCGTCGATCTGCGTCACGCTGGCGCGCCCGGCCGCGGCGATCTCTACAAGCACGTCGTACACGCTGCGCGACCCGCCCATGATCGTTTCGTAGCCGTAGCCACGCCGGGCGCACCAGGTATGCCAGTATTGCAGCCGGGCCAGGTCGATTTGCTCGTCTGGTACGCGCGCGGCGTTGCCTGGATGCTGCAAAACGTAGCGGAACAGCGCGGCCGGGTTTGTCGTCGGGCGCTCGATCCAGCGCAGACCGTCCCAATCCAGGCACACCGATTCGACGATGCCGTTTAGCCCCTCCATGTTGCCGTTTAGCTGGCTGGTCGCGCGCACGGACAAGGCCGTCATCGCCATTGGTGCGGGCGGATAGAACGGGTCCCGCGTAGCGAATGCCGCGACAGACTCGATGACGCAAGTGTTGAACGTCGGCTCGCCGCCTTCCCAGGCGCGTTCGTTGTCCATCCTGCGGAATCGCACCTCGTACCGGCCAGGCGGTAGATCGCGCGCCTCTACAACACGCGAGAACGGCGCCTCGTTGCGCACGTCGCGCAGGTAAACGGCGTGCGGCGTATCGCCCGGCATGTTGACCCAATCGACAGCGCCGACGCGGCGATATTCAATGTCCAGCTCGCAATGCCGGCCAACCGTGCGGCCCTTGCTCATTTCCTTGCCGTAAAGGCCAATCGGAAACTTCAGGATCACCAGGAGGCGCGTCACGTCGGATTCGTTGAGCTGGTAGGCCGGCGACCAGCCGTCCTCGAACTTCGCCTCGAAGCCGAGCTGCAATTCCTCAACGTCGTGCGCGTAGATCGAGCGCAGCGTTTCCGTGTTGTTGTCGGCGCCGCGATGCGTGTAAACCACGCCTGCCGGGCAGCCTAGCTCCTTCGTAATGCGGTCATAGTCTGCCTGGTACGTCGGCGCCGCGCGGTCGGCCACGTCGTAGCTCGTCAGCTCGGTTTTGCCGATGCGCAGGCCGGACACGTTAAGCGGGCCATACCCCCAACAAACCAGCATGTTGAGGTATCGGTTGTTTCCGTGCGCCGTCGTGAACGACACGGCCGCTTGCGGCGGCGTGAAGCGGTAGCGGCCAAGGATCACCGGGATTGTGCCGAACTGGCGCGCCTCGTTGCGACCGCCCGTCAACCTGTAAAGCTGCTCGGCGTTTGTGTAGCCGCTGGCGTTGGCAGACGGCATGTTTACCGGGACCAGGGCATTGACCAGCATCATGCCGGCCACGGACACGCCGACGCCCAACGCCGCAGCGCCAAACGTGCCGGCCGCGAACGATGACCCGAGCAGGCCCGCCGCGGCGCCACCTGACACCCACACCGCCGCCGCCATCACGACAATCGACAGCACCGACCCGAGAAACCCCTTGCCACCTTGCGGCACCACGCGAAATTCGACGCGATCACCGGCCATCGGGCGCACGTTGCCCCACTGCTCGAACGGCACCGGCAGCCCGTTGACCCATGCGTGACCATCGCGCACCAGCTCGGGCGCGACGCCGTGCGCGGCCACCATTTCGCGCAGCGTTGCACCCTCCGGCATTACGCCGTCGATGCGGCGCGTTTGCAGCGGGTGCGGGCAGCCGGACACCATCACGCCAGGCGCGTAGCGGTACACGCCGCAGACGCGATGCCGCCATGTGCCGGCGTCCAGGCGCTCGACGCAAGCGGCGTGGCCCTCGCGTGCGTGCAACATGCGCGGCCCGTCTAGCCAGATGCCGACGTGCGACTCGGCACCGTCAACGCGCAACAGCACCACGTCGCCCTCGCGCGGATCGTCAGCCAGGCGCCAGCCCTCACGATGCGCCGCCAGCGCGCCGGCCGCCTGCGCGGTATCGGCCGCCTCGCCGTACACGTCCGCCAGACTCGGCAGGTCGATCCCGTAGCGGTCGGCGTAGACCAGGCGCACCAGCCCCCAACAGTCAGCGCCAGCCCGCCCGCGCCCGCGGCTTACAAACGGGATGCCGACATATTCGTCGGTCCAGTGTTTCATGTTTCCCCCATCAGAACAGGCCCGGAAACCACGCCGGGGAAAAGTTATGCGCCGGGAACGGCTCGCGCGCCAGCGAATCGACCGTGAGCTGCCCGGACACCGTTTCCGCGTCGTACTGGATGCCGGACATTTTGAAGCCTGCGAACGAGGCTTCGATCACGTCAGGCGTGCGCGCGAGGATCACTTCGAGCAGCACGTCGGGCGGCCCGGATAGCTCGCGGATTGCCGGCGTCACCTGGCGCGTGACGTTGTGGATGGTCAGGCTTGCCCGAGGCGCGGCTTCTTCTTCCTCGCTCGGAAGCGTGATTTCCAACGGCAGGAAGGTGAACGCCTGCCCTCTGCTCATGACGCCATAGGTAATGTCCTCGTCCGTTTCCGCGATTCGCTGCGTGAAGCCGTCGGCCAGGCGCATTGTTTCCATGCCTGGCGCGGAAATCGTTACCAGGACGATGACGTGCTCGTCGCACTCCGGCGAAAAAAATGCCCGCACAGCGGCGGGCGACATACTGGAAAGCCGGCTCATGGCAGCACCTCGACGGCAAGGCCGACATGCCACAGATTCGGGCCAGCCGACGCCATCGTGAACAGGTCGCCTTCCTCCTGCGGGACGATCCGCGCCTCAACCTGCACGCCGCGCCGCGGGTGCGGCCAGCCAAAGCGCCGGACACCGCGCAGCGTTTCGCGCGCGAACGCATCCAGCGCGCCGGCCTGCTCGGTCGTCATCAGGTAGACGCACGACACGCGATCAGGGCGCCGCCCGCGGTTGCGCATCTTCGCCGGCCCCGCGTCGGTCGGCGTGCGCAGGATGTTGGCGCCGAGCGTTTCGCTGTAGCCGTCCACCAGCGGCGCGGCCGGCAGCGACGCCGGCCAAATGTAATTGACCATGCGGCCCCCTTATCTTCCGATCAGCGCGGGCGCAAGGCCGAAGCCCTGGCGCATTGCGCGGTTTGCAGCAGAGCCAGAACGGCGCAGCTCGCCGGCCACCGCCTCGCCCACTACCACCTCGACGCGGCGCCGGCCGCCCTCGGTCGTTTCCTTGGTCGATACCTGCGCGCCCGTGTTGTTGATGATCTGCACCGACACGCCGCCGCCAAGTGCCGAATTTGGCACTATCCGGCCCGCCCCGGTCGGCTGGAAAATCTCCGGGCCCCGCTCGCCCACCAGGTACGCTTTGCCGCCTGACACCGGGCCGCCGAGCGCACGCGCGCCACCGAAGGCGCCGGCCATAAACCCGCCGATCTGCCCAGCAAACCCGCCCATGCCTGACAGGCTGGTGGCGCCGGCCTTGAGCGCGTTGAACACGACCATTTGCGCCATCATCTTTGCGATGCCGCCAAGCACCGACTGCACAAAGTCGCCAAACGACGCCTTGCCGGTCAGCACGAAATCGGCCAGCGACGACGACATGCCATTGATCCCGCTTGCAACGGCTTCCTCGGCCATTTTTCCGTAATTCGTCGCGTCGTCCGCGTACTGCCGCAGAGCGTTGCTCGCCCCTTGTTGCCAGGTCCGCGACTGCGCGGTCAGCTCGTCATAACGGCCCATCAGCTCGCCATAGGCTGCGCTGGTTTTCTCGATGCCGTCCTGCTCAAGCTGCCAGCCGTAGGCCAGACGCTCGCGCTCGGACGAAGTGGCGACCATCGCCGCCGCCATCTGGTCAAGCTCGGTTCGATTTCGCGTGACGCTTTCCGCGACCTGCTCTTGCTTCCTGCGGTACGCCTCCCAGGCTTCGACGTGCGCCGTGTCCGGCGCCAGGCGTGGCGCGAACTCTTTGCCGCCACCCAGGCGCGACGACTTGCCGCCGCCCTTCTTGCCTGGCGTGCCGTCATCGGCCGGCGCCTTGAGCTGGCTTGGCGTGTAGGCCGGCGCGTTGGCGGCCGCCTTCGGACTGTTGCGGTACACCTGACCCATCAGAGGCGCATCTAGGATTGCCGCCATGTCGCGACCGGTCATTTTGGCGATGCTCACCGCACCAGACCAGTCTCCATCGACCAAGCGAGAAACCGCAGCGGCAATGCCAGCTATTTCCGTCCCGGCAAGTTTTGCCATGCGGATCAGTGCGTCTATCACGTCAACGACGTAGGAAACCCCGGTCGCCGCAACGTCAGCCCATTGCGCAACGTAGTTGGCGCGCGCCATGCGCTCGCTCTCTCCGTTGGCGCCCATAATGCTATCCGTCACGCTGTCCATGACCCGCGACAAGCCAAGCACCACACCGGACATGGCAGCGCTGGCGTTTGTGCCTTGGTCGAACGCCGCGGCAAGGCGCGTCGTTTCGTTGCCCATCACCGCGACCGCGCCGGACAGGACTTGCGGCATCTGCTCGAAGTCGCGGTTGATCTGGTCGGACGCCTTGGTCAGCGCCGCCATGATCTTGTCAGCCGTCAGCTCGCCGGCCGCGCCTAGCTCTTTCAGCTTGCCGACCGGCACGCCCAGGCCGTCAGCCAGTTGGCGCATCAGGTACGGGGCCGACTCCATCAGCGACCGCAGCTCGTCGCCGGCCAGCTTGCCCGACCCCATCGCCTGCCCGAATTGCAGCATTGCCGCCGCAGCTTCTTGCGCGCCTGCGCCAGATACCTTGATCGACTTACCGAGAAGGTCGGTCAGCGCCAGCGTGTCGGCCTGGTTGCCGCCCATCTGCAAAATCGACTGGTTGAGCCGCTGGAATACCTGCGTCGTTTCACCGACGCCGACTTGCAGTCGTTGCGCCATCTCGAACAGCGCGCCCATCGCCTGCGCGCCGCTTTGCATGTCGCCGGCAGCCACGTTGACGCGCGCCGACATAAGCTGCCATTCGTCGGCCAGCTTGACGGCCTTGAGCGCCACCGCGCCGGCCGCGGCCAGCGACAGCGCGCCGGTCAGGCGGACTATCGCCTTTTCGGCCACACCACCCGCGCCGGCCATGCTGCGCAGGTCGCCTTCGGTTTGCTTGATGCCGTCCGACGTCACGCGGACCCGTAAATTCGCGGTTTCTTGCATCGCTCCCCCGAACGAAAAAGCCGGACAGGTTGCCCCGTCCGGCCGTGTTGCTACTGGCTTGCCTCTGCCCGCATCAGCATCGCCATGAGCGCCGCGCTGCGTTGCTCGGCGTCTGGCTCCGGCTCAGGGAAAATAAATTGCTTTAAAT